GAATACCTTCCCGCAATCCTGACACTCGTAAGTCACAGGATCGTCATAGATCTCAGCTATCTGCGCTGATCCGCAATCTGGACAGGTGATTACCTTTGTAGACATGTCGTTGTAATCATCTCTCTACCCTAACCTTGCGCGTCGTCGAACCCTTATTGCCTTCGTAATCCCACACGGTCAGGCGCACGGTGTACCCGCCTGGTTCAATGTACTTATGCCACGGCGTCTGCATACCAGACGCTACCATGCTCCACGCCCATTCACCGTTCTTCCACACCTTCTCTGTCGTTGTCCAGGCCCCCTCGACAACGGGTGTTTCGTCACCATAATCCCACTCGCCCCACATGATCTCATCGTTGGGGTCGTATGACGCAGAACCGTCAAACCTCACCTTTGAATCTGTCTGAATTGGCGGCGGGTTTGAATAGAAGAAATCAGCTACAGGAACAGTTCGAGGCGGATCAACTGGATCGTCTGGATCTACTGCCGGATTGAACGGCGCGAAGCATCCAGCTAAGGCGACGCAAAGAACCGCAACAAGCCCAAGAATCGTCAGTCGTTTCATACTTACCTCCTATCCACAATCGGCTCTGCCGGTGAGCGGCTTCTCAGAATGGAGATAGCCCTCAGCCCCGCGCTCGTCAACAACCCAAATCTCTATATGGTAGATCGTCCCAGGCGGAATGTATGTACCCGTCATTTCATAGTCATCGCAAGGCGGCGAGTAACTTGGAAGAGGCATCACAGGGATTGCCACTCCGTTAGGATCATACCTCCATCGAGCAATCGCGGGCCAGATGATAAACGCATTGTCGAGCATGTGTCCATTCGCAGGGACAAGAGCAGTCCCCACGTGATACTCAACCTCTCCAGGAGATAGCGGTGGAGTAAATACTGGATCATCTATGCGCACGTTGTTCAATTCATACCAGCATTCAACGTTGGTGATCTTCCAGAGGTCGTTCTCAAAGTCGATGAATCCAGACTTGGTCGGTGAGGACCATGCAAATCCAGCGGACCATTCGTGATAGTTGCAATCAACCACATACATGTGCCCCGGAACAAGAGAGTTAGCAAGCGGCCCAAAAGGATCATAGCCATACGGACCTGTATTCTCTATGGGCACAACGTCAGGAAGGTCTATCATAGGTTCGATACATCCATACATACCAAACGCCACAAGCAGTGCAAGCAGCGCGATCAGTCGTTTCATTGCTCCTCCATTACCTCCAAAAGAAAAAAGGGAGGGGTGCCAGCGCACCCTCTCCCCTGGCCATGCCCGCGTTAAGGAGGCAGAACACGCGAGGCACATTGTGAATCGTCATCTTACTGTGCTACCACTCTGCGTCGAATCCGAAGAAGAACGATGTGCTGAAGACATCGACCGGCCACGCATTCACGTACTTGAATAGTACGCCCGCATTAAGCGTGAGGACATCGCTTACGTAGCCAACAACCTCAACACCGCCATCCCACGTCAACAGATCAATGGAAGTAGGCAACGGCGCATAGTCGATTTCCGCAGATGTCGTGAAGATGATGTCGAAATCGTTGACATATCCAAAGACAAGCTCGCCATCGAACCCCATCAATCCAGACAGGATGCTTGCGCCCCAGTTGTATGTCCGCGTTACGACGAAATCTCCCGACACTGAGATAGGCCCCATGTTGATGAACGGTGCATCAAAGCCCCACCCAACGTATGCGTCAAGCGGATAGCTTCCTAGCCCTACGTCAACGCCCTGCTCTGCCCCAAACTTCCAACCACCCAAAGCGACGGCTGAGAATGCCATCACGCCTACCAATGCTATGATTAGTGCTCGTTTCATGTTCCCTCCTATAGCCCTAGCCCCTCGACTAGATTCTCCGCGATGGCGTCAAGGATTGTCTTGATCGCATCTGCGAAGTCGTCATCCCATGTCGCCGCAGTTTCTTTCGTCAGCGATTGGAACTTCTGTGCCACCTTTGAAAGCTCGCCACTCACGGCGGCGATCTTCGCAGGGACATTCCCTTCCTCCTCGACAATCTTCTTGATCGCAAAGGCACTTCTTACGGCAGCAATCGCAACATAGATCGCTGCTAGAATCGTTTTCATACGCATCCTCCTCTACTGCTCGCCATTATACGTCATTCGCTGTCATATCCAAATCAATCGACAACCAGCTTGTCTGTTACCCGACGGTTTTTTCCTACACGCCTCTTTGTCGTTACAGCTTCAATCACCTCAGAGATGTCCTTGTTCTTCATCCCGTTGGATTTTGCTGCGACTATTGTCAGCGCCATAATAGACGAATCAAGCCGCTTGATCGCTGGCTCCATTCTAACTAATACGAAGACAGCAACGAATATCGGAAAACCTAGATCCTTGATTACGTCCATCCATACCATAAGTAACTCCTATTCTGGCTCCTCGATCAAGGGCAGCAGCCCCACCATGACGCCAGTCTCAACCAGCATCGTACCTTCAGGATCCTCGAATTTGTCCAGCGTCAGAGCGTCCATCTTGATCTCGAATTCCTGATCAGACAGCTCCTTGAATGCTACGTTGAATGCGTCGCGGTCCTTGAAATCAACCACACCATTTTCGCCAATGATGAGTTTCTTCTTCTTGTCCTTCTTCCCGTATCGATCAAGCAATCCTTGTCGCGTTGTCTCGAATGCCTCAGCCTCAGGTCCGATCTGCTTGGCCGAGCGTGCTAGCCAGTAGGCCGTCTTCACCGGCAGCTTCAACTCTCTTGCCGCAAAGATCGCGTTTAGGATTGTCTGTGCATCTCCTGCCTTCAGTTTCATACATCTCCTCCAATTGTGATTGTGACGAAGCTCCACTTGTAAGGCCACCACGAAGGCGGCGTCCACATTGTTCTTGCTGGTTGTCTTGGATCGTTCCAATCCACCATAAGGCTTCTATCAGGCTCGATGTTTAGGATGAACTGAGATGGCCATATTGCTACCCCTAGTGCGCGGAATTGAGTAAGGTGTATTCGCTCATGGGCGATTACATAGTCTGCGTATACACCGTCCAAGTGATCGCCCAATATCATCACATTACCGAAAGCCATTCCGTTGGCATGACGCAGCAAAGCTATCTCGCCCGGAACCAATACAGCCCACATAGGATGGATTCCGAACGTTGTTTCGGAAGATGAAACAGAGGCCGTTAGATACAATCTGTCTAGCGAAACATCGTATCCACAGGAGCAGAACAGAAGTAATATGACCGCCGAACACACGCTGAGTAGCGAAAATTGAATGTTCATTGTGCCCACATTATACATCATATCCACTACACTGGCTCCCTGAATGCCACATATCGCAACACTCCCCCCACATCAAATGTCATCAGCCCTTCATGGCCGACCTTCAAAGAAACAGAATCCGTCGAGGAAATAGCTTGCAGTTTAGCGGTTGTTCCAGTCGCAACATCAAACCAGATTTCGCCGCCTGAATCTATCCGAACGTCATCCCCAGAAGTGAGGCTAAGTCGTGCTCTCCCATATACGCTAGTTACCGAAGTTGCCCCGGAGCCGCTATCAACATCCATAGCAGTGGCAGTCAGGAAAACATTGGGATATACAGCAGACTTGGTGCTGTCAAAGAATACACCCTGGCACCCCATAACTGCATGGTTAGTTGCCCCCGGCCTGAACTGGAGATCGCCATCAATATAGATCTCGCTTGTCCTCACAGCGTTTTGAGCGATGGCAGCATTGACGACAGAATTTATTCCCATCATAGAAGAGATGATGCTGACGGACGCCGCGCTTATTCGATCGAAGTCCATAGCCCCCGTCGTAATGTCATCAGCGACTAGCGTTCCTCTGATTGTAGCATTCCGGAACTCAGCCGATCCGTCGTTGTCTATCTTCCAGCCAGCCGATCCCGCTGAGTAGTTATCAGACTTCACCGAGCCACCGGCCTTCAGATTCATGGCAACGGTTAGATCCCCTGCTGTCAGGTTAGAGATGGACACCGAGCCGATCCATTCACCGTCTGAGTGGATTATGAGGGGTACTACGGCGTCAGGGTCGAACGTCAGATAGTGTGTCGCGTCCCCAACGAGCTTGAACTTGCCATCGATGTCAAAGTACGCACGCCAGTCCGAGCCATCTGAGAATCCGAGATAGGACGTTGAAGCATACAGCCCCGCTGCTGACGGCGCAGCGGGCAAGGCCCCGACTACACCGCCAGGAATGTCGATCATCTGAAGGGCTGACAAGTCATTCACCGACACAGCCTCACGGAAATCAAACTCAATCGTCTTGTTCGCTACCTGAATCTGGACATCACCCGGCGCGCCATTCACGTCACTCTTGACGATGGATACAATCCGCGCTTGCACAGAGATGTCTAAGTCGTCATACGTCACCTCAACCAGTGTTCCCAATACGAACTCGTCAATGGATTCGCCTGAGAGGGAATAGAGATCAGCCCCCGCCACGTTGTAATGCACACGAGGTACAGAGAATTCCGCTATCAAGCTTACCGCGGCATCGTAGAGATTCTGAGCGACAGAGTATCGCTGGTCGATCAATACCCGCTCAATGAGGCCATAGGTGCCCACGTTGCTAGACACGTAAGCATTCCCACTAGGCTCGATGCTCGTGATGTCAAGCTGATCTGCGCCGGAGAGATTCCCATACGGGTATAGCCGCGTAACGATTTGAGTGTAGTCCTCATCTTCTTCAACGCTCAGCAGATTGCGCCCACGGTCAAGATAGGAAGATACGACAACGGGAGGTTCGATAAGGTTCACTGTCCACGGATAGCTCGACGTGTCGAACGTCCATTGATACGAGCATCCAAACCGAGCAGGGATGTCTGACATCGCCTCAAGCAAAGATGTACCCGGCTCCCACGTATACAGGAATTGCCGATCGAAGTCCGAGGAACCTAAAGCCCAGTTGATCGTGCCTTGAAGGGCAAGCACGTCGCCAATGCTCGTGATCGTCCCCGGTCCAGAATTCAGTGTAGTCTTGATCTCGTCGTTCATCAGCATTCCGAATACGTGTTCGCACTCGAAGCGATAGTACGTCTTTTCGCCAGTGCCTCTCTTCTTCTTCTTGATGATGCGGAATAGGTCCACTCTCTCGTCACCGTTATAGATCTCCGCATACCTCAAGCCTGTGCATTCTGATATGTGTGGGTCGTTGTAAGGAAGTGAGAACCCCGCCCGATGAAGCTCGTTGATGCGCTGCTCATAGCCTACATCGAAAGCGAGCTTCAAGTCTGCCTGTACGTCCAGGTTCGAGTCATAGATGATTACACTGGCGTTTGCCATTATAGATACCTCGGAGAATGCACAATTTCTAGCTTGATAGTTCTTGCCCCTTCGCTGTCAGTCCACACGATCTCGCTGTCACCGACAAACAGATGCCAGAAGTCATCGCTATGGTTTTCCCTGTCCTCGACACCATTCTTCTTCATGGTCATCTTGTCACAGTCGATGACAAGCACGTCGTCAGCAGTAAGCGTTCCTGTATAGCCAAGCACCTTAGCTATGTATAGAATCGCAGCGGCGGTAAGGCTTGACGAGGTTGTAATCTCGACAACGCCATATTCCACGGATACGATAAGGGCGCTCAACGAACACGCTGCGGTCATCGCTATGATTGCGCTCAGCAAACGATGTGCCTCTGCCGACAGTTCAGCAGACGTAGTGATTCCAGTAATCGCCTGCATGATTGCGCTACTACTTACAGATGCCTCAGTGCCAGTTTCAATTTCTGATACGCCAGATGCTATCAAGCCACCACTCTGTACGGTCGTTGCTGCCGATGTGATGGCACATACTGCGTAGTGCTTCCCTATCTCGCCAACCAAAGACAAGCTAGCCGCTTGTGAAATCGCGGCAATTGCTGATGATAGGATTCGCGTTTGAAGTGCTGTTATAGTAACTGCCTGAGATACATCAACAGAGCCGACGGCCTTCAATGCCTGAAGCGCGGATAGTACAGATGCGCTATTAATTCCAACAGAACCAGAGGCAATAAGAACCCCGGCAATAGTCATCGACTGTGCCGACGTTACAGCCACAACACCCGATAGCGTCTCGCCAGTGTCCCAAAATTGGAATGTGCCATAGCTTGTGCCCACAGAGTTGGTCGCGTAAGCGCGGTAGTAGAATCTAGTTGCTTCAGCGAGTCCAGTCTTTGCCTGATCGAACGCGCCTTCTGATCCCGCCCCTAGTTCTGAATAGCCGTCTGCCCCTGCGATGTTGACAGGATCAGATCCGGCCTTCCAACAGAATCCATGCTGGGTGATCGATAGATCTCCGTCATCCGTGATGTTGCCGTTTAGGGTTGCACCGCCTGGGACGATGGCGTCAGCCGTTTGCGTGGTAACTGTTGGAGCAACTATTGGCTCCCAAGCAAGCCCTGTAGGTGTTGTGTCTGGGCTTGCGAAGCTTGTTGTTACCGTGGAAGTGTTCCCAGAATGCTTGTAGATTTTGTCAGTATCCCACGCGCATGACCATAGATGCGTGCCGTCCCACGTTATAGAAAATGCGTCCGTTGCAGGCGCTGAAAAACTAGATGTGATAGTAGCTGTCCCACCCGAGTGGTGATAAATAACAGCTTGCGCGTCGTTGCCATAGTCAATTGACCAAAGATCTGAGTCAAACCACACAAGGCCAGAGCAGTAAGTGCTTGGAGAAGAGAAGCTTGTTGTAATCGTCGATGTTTCACCAGAGTGCTGATAGATCTTATTCTGCCCAACATCTGAAGACCAAATGTTAGTACCATCAAAAGCTAGTCCGGAAGGCGCGGTGGACGGGGTTGAGAAGCTTGTAGTGATCGTGCTTGTTCCGCCAGAATGCTGATAGATTTTTACAGCGGTAGTATCTACAGACCAAAGATCTGAGTCAAACCACACAAGGCCAGAGCAGTAAGTGCTTGGAGAAGAGAAGCTTGTTGTAATCGTCGATGTTTCACCAGAGTGCTGATAGATCTTGTTTGATGTGCTGCCGGAAGACCATAGGTTACCCGCCATCTTTGCTCACCAAGTCCTTGTTCACGGCAAGGCTCCGCGTGTGAATGTCGTGATCGCAGATAGCATTGAAGTCAACTGCTATAGGGAAGCCAGCGTCCTTGACACGCTCGCAGAAATAGAAGTCCTCGGAGAGACCTTCCGTTCCGAACTCATCTGTCTGAGTGAAAGCAAACGCCGGACGTTCGACGGCCTCCATTACCTCGCGCTTGATGAGAGTCGCTGCGCACGTCGTCACATCAACTGACTGCAACCCTGCGCCATAGTGTGGCTTGTATCCGTTCGCCTTCTTATCCCAGCGCATAGCCATCGGTATCAGATGCTCTTGCCAGATCTGAACAAGGCCAGCAACCATAGGCACGTCGTGCGCAAGGAGTCTGTCTATGATGTCAGGCTTCGGAATCGTGTTGGCGTCTAGGAAGAAGAGATAGTCATATCCTTCGTTTAGAAACTCTTTGTGGCACAGATTCCTTGCCCTGTCCCACGGCTTGACATTCTGCGGAGCGAACACCTTCAAGTCATACTTGCCAGAGGCAAACCACGCTAATAGATTCATAGTGTTGTCTGTTGCAATGTTCCCAAGATTCGGAATGGCGATGAAGATGCTTGGTTTCATTATCTCCCTTTGCCGCGCAGTGCGTCATCCCTGTCTTTAGCAATCGCATGAACGTCAAACAGCCGCGACTTGCTCCCATCGGGTTTATCTATCTGAGGTCGCCATGCCCGGCCTTTCTCGTTGGCCTCCACTTCGTCAAGCTCAGTAATCATAGGATCGTTCTTCGCTGCGATGACAAGCCACGTCGTATCATCACATACACAGACAGCACCTTCCGTGCGCTTGCCGTGCGCTTCAGGATGATCTTCTAAGGCAACTACATCAACCTGTTCATATACCTCTCCCCACCAAGACGGCCACTCGAATGATGTCTCTTTCTCGCCGCGATTCTTCTTGATCTTTACTTCAAATGCCTTCATGGTTTACTCCTATAGATACCTCGGTGAATGTGCTACACTTAGGTCAATATCTCTCGATGCTTCGTCGTCATCCCATTCCATCTCGCTTGTGCCTACTAGCAGCTTGAGGAACGCGCCGGTGAAGTCCTTGCGCACGTTTGTCCCATTCTTCGTAATCGTCAAATCGTCACAGTCGATTATCACCTTGTCGCCAGATGCAAGCGTTCCGGTATAACCAAGCACTTGAACCAGATACAGGAGAGCGGCTGTCTCCAAGCTAGACGATGCTGAGATCTCAACAACGCCGTCAAGGATTTTAGCACTCAGAATATCCAGCGCACACGAGACGGCGATGGCGACGATGCCATTACATATCACTTTGGGCTGTGCCGTCATCTCTGTTGCTGAGGTTATCCCAGCGATTGCCTGCGCGATTAGGTTCCCTTGTGCATCAATCTCTGCCTGTGTCGCAATAGGAACAACCCCACCCCAGACCATTGACGGATCGGCACCAAGTGTCGCAGCCTGCCCGACGAACATCGCCGATGTACCTGAGATAATCAGCTTCTCATCAGCCGTCATCTCAAGGCCAGAGAGCATGTCAACAATGGCCTGTATGCGCTTCCCACCGAATACTGACAATGACGCGCCAGTATCAATGGCCGTCACCCCTGCGTATACAGCAGATGGAAAACCAGACAGCTCGACAGCAGACGCAATGGCCGCAATTCCTGGAATGATTAGCTTATCATCTGCCGTCATCTCAAGTGCCTGCGTAATGGCTGTAAGCGCGGCAAGAGTTCCGAATCCTACGGCTGACAACTCTGCACCCTGGGTAATCTCTGCTGTGCCGAATTTGAGTAGCAACTGAAGCGCAGCCAGCGTTGACGCCTGAGACACAGCAGATGATCCAGAGGCGGTCAATGCCTGAAGCGCGGCGAGGACTACAGCGTTATCAATATCTGCAACGCCTGATGCAATCAGCTTCTCATCTGCCAGCATCTCGACTTGCTGGGTAATGTCACTTATTGCAGAAGATATGACGAGAGTTTGCAGCGCATCTAATACAGCCGCCTGGGTAATTTTAGAACTACCTAACGTAGTTAATGTCTGTAGGGCTGTAAGCACAACAGATGAATCTATCCCTGCAATAGCCGAAGCAAGAATCCTGGTAGACAATGCCGTGAGTGTCGATGGCTGAGCGATGGCAGATGATCCAGAGGCGGTCAATGCCTGAAGCGCAGAGAGTGTAGCAGCTTGTGTAATATCGGAGGTTCCACCAAGCTTGAGAAGCTGTAGGGCATCCACTGTCACAGCATTTTCAATAGCCGCCACGCCTGAAGCAGTCAACGCCTGAAGCGCAGAAACAGTTGCTTCTTGTGTGACATCAGAGGTTCCCCCAAGCTTGAGAAACTGTAACGCTTCAAGGACTGCCGCTTGAGTGATGTCTGCAATTGCCTGTTGGATTCTAGTTAACTCCGCAGATATTACAACGCCGTTCTCAATGGCTGATACCCCGCTGAATGTCATCGAAGGATCGGCACCAAGCGTTGCAGCCTGCCCGACAAACATCGCAGACGTGCCGGAAACGATTAGCTTTTCATCTGCAACAATCACAACAGCCTGCGCAACGGCACAGATTACCGCGGCTAATACTCTCGTTGAGAACGCCGTAAGAGTTGCGGGCTGAGTGATAGCCGCCGCGCCTGAAGCAATCAACTTCTGAAGTGCAGACAGCACCCCCCCGTTTTCGATAGCCGTCGCGCCTGAAGCGGTCAATGCTTGAAGTGCTTCCAGCGTTACGGCGTTATCAATAGTCACCACGCCAGGAAGAAGCAACGACTGAAGCGCCTCAAGCGTGGACGCCTGAGAGATGGCCGCAATTGCCGTGGATAGGATTCTTGTTTGCAGGGCCGTCAGCACGATGTCTTGCTCGACAAGGGCAACACCTGACATCGTTAATGCCTGAAGTGCAGAAAGGACAGTGGCATTCTCGATAGTTGCCGTACCGCCAACGCGCAACAACCCCTCAGCTGACAGATTAACGGGTGTTGTTTGTTCTGTGTAATCCACCTCGACGTAGACTTGGGTGCAATAGGTATCAAAATCAGTAGGAGCCTCAAGACTTACACCTATTTGCAAATCGTCTATATCTGCCCATTCCCATGCCTCAGAATCATCAGGGTTTAATGCCCATTCCTGTGAAAATGTCTCCCAAGTGTCTGCTACTGCCAATGTCTTCTCATCACCGTCGGCTACAGTAGTGCCAGATTTGATAGATGCTTTAGGATGCCACGTATTATCATATGTAACATATCGAAAAAACACTGTTATCTTGTTTATTGTGCCTGACCCAGATGATGCAGGCAGGGAATACAAATCGCGTTGATATGTTGCGCTGTTGGTGTGTACACAGGTTGTATAGTCATCAGCCACCACTTCGTCAACTTTGTCCCAATGATAAGTGGATTCTGGAATTTGAGACTTGATCGCTGTCTCATCACCCGCACCATTCGGTCTAAGAATCTCGGTTTCGCTACCACCAGCCCCACCAACCAGGATGTTCGCAATTGCCTGTTTGATAAACGCCGCAAGCGCTTCAATCACACACGACTGTGAGATTGTAACTGTTCCAGATGCGGTCAACGCCTGGAGTGCAGACAATACAACCTGCTGAGAAATGGCAGATACTCCAGATGTGGTCAACGCCTGAAGCGCGGATGTTGTCGCGGCTTGTGTGATGTCAGAAGACGCGCCGTGCCTGAGAGTCTGTAGCGCTTCAAGAACAACCGCTTGAGTGATGTCTGCAATTGCCTGTTGGATTCTAGTTGACTCCGCAGATATTACAACGCCGTTCTCAATGGCTGATACCCCGCTGAATGTCATCGAAGGATCGGCACCAAGTGTTGCAGCCTGCCCGACAAACATCGCAGACGTGCCGGAAACGATTAGCTTTTCATCTGCAACAATCACAACAGCCTGCGCAACGGCACAGATTACCGAGGCTAATACTCTCATTGAGAACGCCGTAAGAGTTGCGGGTTGAGTGATAGCCGCCACTCCAGATGCGGTCAACGCCTGGAGAGCCGTTAATGTCGATGCCTGAGACACCGGCACTACGCCTGAAGCAGTCAACGCCTGAAGCGCAGACAATACCACCCCGTTTTCAATTGACACCACGCCAAAAATACTAAGCACCCGAAGCGCGGATACTACAGCGGCTTGATCTATCGTTGACGCACCGCCGTGCTTGAAAAGTTGTAACGCCTCAAGAACCACTGCATTTGTAATGTCGCAAACTACTGATGCCAATACCCTCGTTGACAGCGCCGTAAGCGTTGCCGACTGAGTGATGGCCGTCACTCCAGATGCGGTCAATGCCTGGAGAGCAGATGCCACAGCCGCCTGATTTATTGCAGATGTTCCACCGTGCTTGAGAATCTGGAGCGCGTCAAGAACAACAGCGTTCGCTATTTCGCATATTGCTGATGGCAGGATTCTAGTTGACAACGCGCTTAACACAACCGACTGGGATATGCCAGATATTCCCGATGCGGTCAACGCTTGAAGTGCAGAGACAACTACCTGTGCTGACGATATAGCCACAATGCCTGATAACGTCTCACCTGTAGTCCAGCTTTGAGCCGCCCCGTAGCTTGTGTCCTCCGAGTTGATTGCATAGGCGCGATAGTAGAACTCTGTGTTTTCTGTTAGCCCCGTCTTCGCCTGATCGAATGCACCTTCGGCCCCTGCTCCTAGTTCGGAAGAGCCATCAGCCCCAGCGATGTTCACAGGATCAGATCCAGCCTTCCAACAGAATCCGTGCTGGGTGATTGACAGACCTCCATCATCCGTGATGTTACCGTTCAGCGTTGCCCCGCCTGGGACGATCGTGTCGACTGCCTGAGTTGTGACTGTTGGGGCTTCCAGTGTCGCGCCCGTACCGTGGATGCTGCATAGATCGCCAGCCAAGATTGTGGTATATGTTTGTTCCGCAGCACCAGTTTGATCCCCGGCCATATAGTACAAACCCAATCCGCCCGTGGGATCTCTATCAAGATAGCCACCGGTTGAATAAAAGCCAATAAGGTCGCCAGTCTTAACGGAAAGAGCTATTGGATCAGACGAGGAGTCAGTAGTGATTGTCTGTTTTGATCCTGAGGTAACGGAGCCGATTGTTACCACGTCTCGTGGTGTGAACTTCGCTACGTCTCGTGAGAATGTAGCCACCTTAAGCCCTGTGAGGTTTGTCCAACACCAGATTTCAATGGAGTCGATGTTCCCGTCACCATCTGCTGGATTGTTAAGATCAATTACTGTATACGTTGGTGGATTCCAATAAGCAGTTCTGTCAATCGCCGCTGCGCCAACATCAATGACAGCCATGTATCACCCGCAGTCTCTCTCTACGACTCCATTGGCCATAGAAGAGAGGAAGCAACGCATCGCCTTGTTTGATTATGTCTTCGGTAGCATCCATCGGGAAAAACCCAATGTGATTGTGAAAGGGATTCGTTTGCCATGCCTTCGGTAAAGCGTTCCGCCATGCCTTGTAATCGTCTATCGAATCAGGCTGCCCGTGTTTGTCTTGCTTGCCTTTGTATCCTTCCTTTGGAATGACTGGTAGATTGACGTGATGCTCTGAATACCGTGCGTCACCCGGCTCCAGATAGAAGCAGAACCGGATCTGACGCATACCTTTTCTTTCGCAACAGCCTGACTCTTCAATTTCCCAGCGCATTCAAACAACCCTCCACTCATCACCTCGGGCAAGCTTCATTATCGGATTGCATCTGCTTGATCTCGTCAACGATCGCCTTCGAGTCCGCACCTGGTTCTTTGAGCGCAGTTGTTAGCTCAAGCGTTCTGAGAATCTGCTCAACCGACAGCCCTCGAAGCTGGATTGTGATCTTCTCGCCGCCCAACTCCTCAGGGCTTAACCCCTCTGCCATACATTCGCACGACAGAGAGACATCAGCTCCAATACGTCTTGTGGGGTGAGCGCCAACGTCCGACATAGAATTCAAACTACACGATGCGTTGAGTATCATCGCTATGCCCCAGCAGAGAACGTTATATCGACGTTGCCAGTGGAGAATACAATCTGATCTCCTACGCCGACAGTCTTAGCCACTGTGAGTGCGCCGTAGTAAAGACCATCCACCGTCGCATACGTGCCCGACTTGCATATCATCAAGTGTGTTATCTCACCCCACGTTGTTCCAGTAGCCACTGGGAATGTGCAATCAGCCGAGTTATCAATCGTTCGAGTTGCTCCATCGTCGTCAAACGTAATCGCCGTTCGTGCATACGAATAGTCATCTGCGACTTGGTTTGCGAGCAATCCCGCGTCGGTTGGATCTGCTGTAAAGAGTGCCGCGTATACAGGTGCAGCCGTCTTCAGATCGGCAGTCAATGTTTCGTTCGCATGTACTGTTACTATCCCGCTTGCCATCTAAATCACCTCTCTAGTGCTATTGTTGTGAATCATCGCTACCCGGCAGAGATTGTTACGTCAATGTTTCCGATAGCGAACACAAGCTGATCGCCGACACCGACAGTCTTAGCCACTGTGAGTGCGCCGTAGTAAAGACCATCCACCGTCGCATACGTGCCCGACTTGCATATCATCAAGTGAGTAACCGTTCCCCATGTTGCAGTAGTGCATACCGGGAATTCGCACGCCGCTGTGTTCTGAATCGTCCGGCCTGCAGCAGCGTCGCCAAACGTAATCTCAGTTCGCGCATACGCATTTGCATCTGTAACTTGGTTCGTTAGTAAACCAGCGTCGGTCGGATCTGCTGTAAACAGAGCGCCGTAGCAGGCTGTTCCCAAGTCAGCATCCAAAAGATCGTTCGCCACTGCTGTTACCATTCCACTTGCCATTTTGAATCACCCCTATTTTAATGCTCGTGTCGTCAACGTGAATCCCACCACGCTGCCTACTCCGTCGTTCGTTATCGTAATCACCGGCGGCGTTCTGTAATCGCCTGCGTTTTCGATATCTTCCGTCTGCCCATCTGTCGTGATGGTGAATGTATCTGTATCCTCTGCGCCGTATGAGAATGGATCAGCCGCGACGAGAGGCAATGAGAAGTAGCCCTTCGAGCCGCCAATCAATCGTTGTAGCGGCATGTTCCCTGAGTACCGCACCGTATACGTCTTGTTCGGTTCCTTAGTGAATACAAGCGCCACGTCTTCAGGATGCCCGTCTTGATCCAACAGCACAGCGGAGAATGTCTTTGTCAGGCTTTGCAGCGTCTCCGGCGTCGTCGAGTCAATCATCACGAGATCAAGCACGATCTCACGCGCTCCGAGATCAGAGCTGAATAACGTGCGCCCGTGTTTACCTGGGACGTCTACATACCTATCACGCGTCTGAGGCAGTACCGGCTCTTGGAAGTCAGGAAGCAACTCAACGCCTAGCGCAGTATTAGCCGTGCCACCCAGAGAGAACCTTGAAATGTCGCTCATACGTTCCTCCCGATACCGCGCATACGTGAACGCCATAGTGAATGAGTCTCTTCGGCTATGCGTGAGATGTCTTGATCGTCACGGACGTTGATCGTTGCACCGTCGTACAAGCCCCGCATGTCTACCTGAATCGACCCGCCGCCCGCTCCTGCACCTGCAAGCGCCGGTGTCGCTGTAGGCACGCTGAGAGCATCGACGATGCCTTGTCCGATGTTGCCGAAGATGCGCGGGCTTAGTGGTAGGTATGCTTCAGACACGCCGCCCTCAGCTACCATGTGTGGCGGTAGTAGTGTTGGTTTTGTGAAGAGTGCTCCCTTTGCGAACGGCACCCAGTTCCCACTATCATCCTTCTTGAACTTATTCCCATACTGGTCAGTTTTCGTAATCCCGCCGCCATATTGCTGACCAAGAAGCGTTTCAGTTATCCACTTGTTTACATTCGCTACCCAGTTTGCCACCTTGTCCGATGTACCGATAAATATAGGCACTGCGATTCCGGCCAGATTCCACAGCAATGTGCCAAGTCCAGCAAGACTCCCACCAGTAGTCGCCAATGTAGTTGCAGCTGCGTCTGCTGTTGCACCAACTGTTGGTGTAATTGTCGCAGCCGCTGTTGTCGCCGCTGTTGTAGCCTCGGCACTGCCAAACACAATACGAGCTAATTGCTCAACCGCCCAATCAACAGCCTTGTCTATCCCAGAGTTGAGAATCGTTGTTGCTATTCCCTCCATCGTATCTTTAACGATGTCGAGAATTGTTACCTTGTTCTCCTTATACGCCGCCTCTTCATCTGCAAGAGCCTGGTCTCGATCGGCTACATTATCTTCAACCTGGCGCGTATGGTCCGTGTCTATGTCCCCAAGCTTGCGAGCGTAGTCCTCTCTTTCGTCTGCTATGTCTTGTTGGTAATCAGCTTCGATCTTGGCTCGCTTTGCAAAATAGTCATCAGCATCATCGAAGTCTTCAATTCGCAGATCAGCTAGATCTCTGTTGTACTTTTCGGTAATGTCTTCCATGTCACGGTTGTGATCCGTAAGCGCGTCCTCTTCCTTCCTTGTTCTGTCGAGCAAATCATCAACCACGTTGTCTGAATATCTGTCTGCAATATCTTCTAGAGCTTCTTCGTGATCCTCAGCAGCTTCAGTCATCCGCTTGAATCCGTCTATGACGTCCTCGATAGCACCACGAACAACGCCAATTATCTCTTTCGCAAGATCCTTGAATGCCGATTTCTGATCTTCAAGTGCATCCTCTGCTTCTTTAGTTGCCTTCTCAAGCGCCTCTTGCTCTTCGGCATACTTGATAGTCGAAGCAATCAACGCGGTCAGGCTTGCGTCCACTTCGATGTTCTGATCTTCTAGGAACTCGGCAACCTTCACTAGGTTCTCATGGAAGGAAACGAGATCCTGCAACGCTTCACCATAGGCATACGAGCCGACGACCGTATCGTCTAGCGCATCTTGAAGCTCGACCAGCTTCTCAGCCATGTCCTCTGCGCCAGTCTTTAGAGTTTCGGTTACGCTGTCAACGGCTGTCTGGATGTCGGCATTCGCATCTGTTATTCCGCCCTCAACACCATCACCGTATGCCTCGCCGGTTGCTTCACCGGCTATGGCTGCGTCCACAGGTGCTTCTTCTAGCGGCACCATCGTGCTGTCGATTAGCTCTTGCCCTGCAGCGATTAGTTCTGCACCCTTCGAGCGCATACCGTCGATGAGTCCTTGGTCTATGTCCTCGCCGTATCCTTCTGCAACCTTAGACGGCGAGTGCATATCTCCTTCATCTTCGATTCCAGTAAAGACCGCTCCGATAGCCTCAGCTCCAGCCGTTTCAAGGGCTCCGAACTTGCCTTCTAAGCCATTGATTATTCCGTCGCCACCAAACGATCCAAGAGACTCACCTGCGTCTTCGGCGTCTGATTCACCGTCAGTCAACGCGCCAGCAAAAGCAGAAACGAGATCCTCTCCAGCTTCTTTAGCCTCATCGACCGTCATGGCAATAGCTTTGACAGCTGCGCCCGCTACGTTCTCAGCGGCCTTCTCCACGCCAGCCTTGCCAGATTCTATTCCCTCAGCGTAGGAATCAGCGGACTCCTCGCCCCAGCCCAGCCACCTTTGTATGAATCCAGGAATGATAGATCTCACCCAGTCAATCGCTGATTGGAATGCGCCTGTGATGGAATCCCAGATCTTGTCGAAGAAGTCGCCAATAGCAGTCCACTTGGTAATGGCGTCTTGCTTGATGTAGTCCCATGCTTCAGAGATCTTGTCAGATAATCCAACAACGTCTAGGATGGCGACGATACCGTCCCAGATTCCTGATAGGAATGTCTTGAAGTCAGTCCATGCTTGTGACCAGTCTCCTCTAAGCAATGATGCCCAGAAGTCGAACAGATCAGACCATCCGTCTATCAAAGTAGTTGCCGCGATTAGTAGGATATCGAATATACCCTTAACAACATCGCTGAACGAGATAGCCTCTTCTCCGGTTTCGCCAAAGACTCCCATGATGCTAGTGAACGCATCATTTATTGCGCCCCACAGATTAGAGGCCGCTGTCTTCAGGCTATCCCATGCTTCGATAAGCCCGGCCCCATGTTCATCGAATGATTCCTTGATACCAGCCCATGCCTCGACAGCCTTGTCCTTGATCCAAACAAATCCAGCAACAGCGCCATCCTTGATAGCCGTCACAGTAGATAGGATCTTATTCTTAACGCTATCAGGGATAGGAAGCTCATCCCACTGAACAACCACATACGCGATACCTGCTGCGAGCGCAGCGAATGCCGCTATGATGAGACCAACCGGGTTCAACATGGATGCGAAGCCAGAAACTAGCGCGGCTATCTTAATACCAGCCATAGCAACGGCTACACCAGCGAACGCGCCAATGATGACTTCTTTGTGATCCAACAACCACAGGAACGCAGCCTTGATCCCATCTCCGATGGCTTGTAGCGCAGTGCTTATTCCACTCTTAATGCCATCAGGTATAGGCAACGCTTCCCATGCAGTAACGACCAGGCTAGTTATCGTTTCAAGCACAGTCACAGCGACGGACTTAATGCTTTGCCATGCTGCGCTCCAGTCACCTGTGAAGACGTTCTTGACGAATGACCATAGATCTTTCAGCACACTCCAGACGCCTTCAACAGCGACCCTCACGAACTCATTCGATTCGATCCAGTCAGCAGCGGCTAGAATGTAGTGCCCGATGGCTACCATCACGTGCCCGATGACGCCCTTTAGTCCGCCCATCTCTTTGATCCAATTCCTAAGAGCGTTTGTTATCGGAATAATGTGATCGCGTAACAGGTTCTCAAGCATAGGAAGCACAGTTACTCCAAGCGTCTGAAACAGCAACTCAAGCGATCCCTTCCAAATCGTCCATTGGCCTTTAAGCGTGGCAATCATTTCCGCTTGTTTGTCAAATGCTTTTGTTGTTCCAGTTATCTCTTCCGTATACCTTTCCAGCTCTTCAGAGCCTACTCCAAGCAAGTTGCTGAACTGCTTGACCGCGCCAGTTCCAAAGATGGTTGCCATAGCCGCGAGTTTTTGTTGCTGAGTTAGACCATCGAAACCGATCTCCAGTTGTTCAAGAGCCCCTTCCATCCCTACGAATTCACCATTCGCATCGAACATAGAAATGCCGAGTTCGTCCATCAGTTCGACAGCTTCATCTGTAGGCTTGGCCAATCCTTGCAAAGATGTCTGAAGAGCACGTGTAGCTATCCCGCCCTTCAGTCCAGCATCACCTAACTTGCCAACGGCTGCGACAGCCTCTTCAAGGCTCATGCCCATCGCATGAGCAATCGGCCCGAAGAACTTCATCGACTCACCAAGGCTCTCAACGGTCGTGTTAGAACTAGATGCAGCAGCAGAAAGCAGATTGACAACTCGGTCAGCATCCGCTGCCTCTAGTCCGAATTGGCGAATCATGTTCGCGGTGATCTCAGCAGCTCGTGCAAGGCCAATTGTCTCAGCCTCTGCTAGGGCAACGACCCCGCCCATTGCATCAATGATCTCACCGGCATCAAATCCAGCACGTCCGAGGGCTTCCATCCCAGCAGCTATGTCGGTCATTGTCTGAGCAGTTGATAATCCAAGCTCCTCAGCTTTTTCAGTCAGCGCAGCAAACTCCTCGGCAGTAGCCCCAGTAACGGCGCTAACCTTAGCCATTGCAAACTCAAAGTCAGCCGCAGTCTTGATAGCCTTGACGAAGATAAGAGCACCGGCGGCGGCTATAGCAGCAAATGCCACTAGAGCCACCTTACCGATAGTCTTGAACACTTTCCCGAGCTTAGTCCCCAGGCCAGCGCCAGCAGCGTTGACAGCGTTAAGATCCGCTATCGCTTTCGCTTTATTGATGCTAATAGTCCCGAATAATCTGAATACCTCAATTAGATACCACCACCCTATCATTGAGCCAATTAGAGTATTCTTCGGGCGTCTTATCTTTCTTTCTACAGTTACACCTTACACAGCACGGCGCGATGTTCCCGATGTCATTTGATCCACCACGTGATAGTGGCATTTCGTGATCTGCTGTAACGGTTTCCACGTCAAGTTCACATCCGCAATACGCACACTCCCATTCCTTCTCTTGGCATAGAGACAAGAACTCGGCATAAGTGAAGTCTCCGTCCGCAGCCGCCTTCAAAGCTCTGCGCCGATACGTGTTGTCTTTCCAGAACGAACGAATACGTTCTGGATGTTCTCCCTTCCACTTATCGTGATATTCCTTTCGCTTCTCTGGATGAGCTGCGAACCATTCGCGGTGCTTCTCTGTGACATGTTCTTTATTCGCTTCTTCCCATCGCTTTGTTGCTGCTCGTGCTTTCTCTGGATTTGCCTTTCTCCATCTATCGCGTGCTATTTTAGCAACAGCACGCGCATCAGGATTCTCGGCAATACGTTTCGCGGAGTTCTTAATCTGTGACTTCCTGTATTCTGGATGAGTACGGTAGTAATCCTTGCCCTTACACGATACAGAACAATGCCGTGATCGCACTGTCTTGGGCTCGAACATCTCACCGCAGAACTCACAGACCTTGACTTCCACTACTTCTCCTTGAACTTCATCCCAGGTGCAATCACTGGGATCTTCTTGAATCCCTTGGCGAACGCTTTCTTGATGTCTTCCTCAGTCAGCGTCATGCCCTTCTCTTCAACTTCTATTCCGAGTCCTAGTTGTGCCGCCCAATTCTCGAACGGTATCACCTGCCTGTCTTTACCATCTCCGATCGTCGGGGGCTGCGCCCTGTAGCTCCAGAGTGCATCCCATCTGCGTTCATCCCGCTTCGCTTCACCCGTCACTCTGACGAGCTGTAGTAACCGCGAATATGAAAGCCCGTCGCCACCTTCAGCTAATCGTCGTCCTGTGGTGTACTCGTCGGACCATCCGTATCTAGCTTGGATTCGATCAATAGCTTTCTCGAAAGCGCCTTCTCTTTCTTCGCTTCGGTTTTGTCTATGATCGTCTTCACGAACGGGATCTCCTTGATGGCCTGCCCCACGGTAAAAAGGTTCACCACGTCCGGGTGCTCACTGAGCATCAGAAGTAACTTGACCTCTGACCCCAACGGGAATACGCTAGGATCACGCATCGTCCCTTCGTTGGGATCTTGCGGATGATCTGCCTTAGACTTCTTGCGCTTATCTTCAGCAACATCAAACGGGATTCCCGTCTTCAACCCGATAACACTCCCCATGAAATCAACAATCTCGTCCATCGCATAGGGCATGAAGTCAATGAAGAACTGGACACCCTTCTGAGGCGTCATATCATCAAAGCTGGTCATCTGTAGAGCGTCAACCGACTTCGAGACCTTCTTCACGATCACGAGTATTCGCTCAATGTCAACCAATCCAAGTTTCCGTAGAGGGTATTTCTTCCCCTCAATGTCCAGCACAGGGGGCTCTAGCATAAGAGCCCCGGCACCAGTTGTCTTACCTTTCTCAGCCATTCAATTCCTCCTAGATTCCGTAAGGTACCCACAGCTCGACAGGCGCTTCGTCAAGATCAAGCCCATCAGCAGGATCAAAGAATCCCGTCCATGTTGTCTTGAGCAGCGTCTCGTTGATGCGTTCTCCAGGAATCTCAATCGTGTCTGGCTCGCTCAACGGATTCTTGATGATGAACACGACTGGATACGTCTGATCTGGATCTGATACTTCACACAGGAGAGCGATGTTCGTGAAGTGATCCGCTGCTGCAATCTGGCCAGGAGTGATAATGGTGAACGTATCGCCGCTCGCCGTATTGTCGTATACGTAGAACACCGTGATCTTGTCGCCATCGAGGACAGCGCCGCCAGCCGTTGCGAGTACAACCTGATAGACCATCGTCGCATGAGCACTTGCGGTGATCACGTTCTTCGTACCTGTAGTTGATCTGCTAAGAGACACAACGCCAAGCGCCGATGTCGCAGTCACGCCAGGAACGCCATACGTACCATCGTTGATACATATTGCAAGCTCCACAGCGTCGGCAGTGTCGTCTCCAGAGATGTCAAACTCTCTGTCAGCAACGGTAGTTGTATCTGTATCCGCCGTGAATGTCAGTCCTTCGATAACAATAGTATCAAGATTGGCCATTGACGCGATCGTGATCTGATCAACCACGTTATAATCCGTGGCAAGCGTCAGCTCTACACCAATACCAAGCGCAGCTGGTGTACGCCACACCTCAAGCGTGCTTTCGTCAATGCTCGGCGTCCCAGCAGGTGCTACACCAACATCCACTTCCGTCCCGACGCCGATGTACTCGCCCTTAATCCCTGTAGGCGTCTGATCTGCGCTATCTGCGCCAGGCAGATCCCACAGGTAATGGTTGACCGAATGCTCCAATAGGCTTACCGCAAGCGTCGGTACGATCTTGTCAATCATCCGATGTCCAACGATCAAGCCCATCGCTCCGTCCGGTTCTACGTCATGGAATGTCAGACCATAGCTGAAACTTGACCCGCCCTTCGTCTCTCCAAGAGCGGTCCCAGGAGACGCAATCGACGTGAAGTCCTTGTATAGCGTTCCTCCACCCCTTAGATACTTGTTTACCGCTGCCGCTGTGATACCCGTCCGAATCGTTCCCATCTAAATCACCCCACTGTATTTGTTATGTCTCTTGCTGCCCCGATCCACAGGTTCCACTGCGTCGCGTAGTGCCACACATTAGCTGCATCAGTTTCAATGTAGCCACCTGAAAACCATTCCAACAATATGTTCGCCTCGTCAGAGCCCGTATCTGTCCCTAGTTCGTGTAGAAGGATCTTCACTCGGTCAATTGCCGAATCAGGCACAGCCGAATCGACACCGTAATACCATAGGTCTAGGTAGTAGGTATGCACGCCATGTAGCAGATTCCCGTTCATCGAGAGCTTCTGCCAGAAGTAAGGCATCGTAGGATCAGCCGGTCCCATCACGCGATAGACATTCACGGGATCGCCCAGCACACTTTTCAACGTGGCGTCTGTAGTGAGCCGTGTCCATAGATAGGCGATGATCGCCTGTCCTGTCTCGACCTCTGCCACTAGAACCACCTCTTGTTGAGTTCAAGCAGCATCCTCGGCTTTGCCTGATCAAGAGATCGCTTGAGCCACGGACGACCGCCTTTATTCGCAGGCTTCTTCTCAAGCGGCGCTGCATATTTGCTGTTCGATCCAACCTGTACTTCTCCTCCGACTACTTTGCGCTGTACACTTCCTCTCAATTCTCCGAACCTCTCGTGAGACGGGAACTGACCGGGAGCGGACGCCGTGTAATAACGGTTCGTCTTTGGAACCTTGTATACGTGCCCAGTTCTAGGGCCACCCGCAGCAGTAAGATTCTTCACTGTCTGATTCCTTCCGACATCAGCGGTTGCAATCAGCGCCTTCTCAGAAGCGACTTTAATCGCGGCAACAGCGGCAGGCATATAGGAAACGAACATCTTAGACACTGGCCACCTTCTTCTCTCTGTCCTCTTCAACGAGCACCGTCGTAATGATTCCTTCACCGTCAGCGTTCACCGGACTAGACTTCGGCCAGTAGATCTTCAGGTAGTCATCGCTCCCATTCGTGAACCAGACGAACCGCGTACCGCCTAGCGTGATCGTCGGCTTATCGTAGAATCGAAACTCCTTGCGCACGACTGCATCAAGTTCGATGTCATATCGCTGAACCGCCATCGCAGGGCTGATCGAAGACACTTCACACCAACGAGTATCAGATGAAGCAGTCACCCACGCACCAAGCGGAGAGGTCGCTGTCGATGTCCGTGTGCCTGTATCAATCCTTACCCTCTGATTCGCGTTCATCCTAGCCCCGGACTCAATCGCAGATGGCTAATGACGTCATACGTGTCTGCCATTCCCGACTCCTCAGACTTCATCGACACGTACATCGACTGTCCAATTCCCGCCGGTGAATCCATCATCAACGCAGAACGGTTTCTGAAGTGCCGCCGCACTCGCTGGTAGAGCCACTGATTCACGTCTTCAGGTATCGTCTGTGATGTGAGCACATCACGGGTAAGAAGCGTGTCTTCGTCCGAGCTAGTTACCACGATGTCATCAGCGTAGCCATAGTCGGCTTTGAGCGTAACCGAGCCGCTAGTATTGGCCGCTGTCACTCCCTCGACTCCAGTGGCCCCGTAAGAGCCTCCTAGTGACGTTGAGTTGACATAGGCCGCGAAGTTGTCAGCGGTATCCGAGTCAGTAGTACCGAGTGCAAACTCAAGTTCATCCTCATCAGCCGTCGCCTTGCAGGTGTACGTCTTGCCGTTGACAACGATGTAGTCGTCTGCAACTACGCCGTCGAATACAACAGTCGGCACGATCTCAGTAAATGGGTTGTTCAGGTATTCGTCTGCCTTGCGCTTCGAGGCGTTGAACAGCACCGTAAGCAAGGCATCGTGATCTGATCCGTCCACGCCGCAATAGGCACGCACAAGCTCTGTGTAAGTTGCCCACGCTAGACCTGTATACACTGGACCGTCTGCCATCGCTGTCTCCTATTTCTTTGGGAACCCGATTGGCCCTGCACCCTTGCCAGTGCCTAGACCTTTTCCCTTACCGCCTGACTTGATCCCGCTTCCTGGACATTTCGCCATCTCTACCTCCCGAATACCTTATGACCTGAGAAGCGTCGAGCACCACTTGTCGTAACCGTAGTGGCAATTTGTATGACCTCTGCGCCACCTTCCATTACACCACGGTTCTCAGGCTCTTCGATCATGCGGTTCGCAACGCCTTCAGAAATCAGCCGCTCGCCGTATTCCTTGTTGACGATCACTTCATCCCCTGGCTCGTAGTCTTTCGTCTTGATCGTCTGTGCTTCCGTCAATGTGATCTTCATTCCTCACCCCCAAGGGAGAAGGGCAGGGAGCCGAAACCCCCTGCCGTAAGTTGCTATAAAGCGCCCGGTGCACCCATCGTCCACTCGATGTAGACCGTGGCCGCGCCTGCTGTACCGTTGTTGTTCTGATCTGCAACAGAGACAAGGATGTCTCTGGCAGTACCGCCTACACTTAGTCCGAAGTTTGAATACACGTCGGCATAAGCCCATCCGTCTGCTGCCTTGATATCAAGATCGCTCGCAAATCCCTCAAGCGTGCCTGACCATCCGATGTCACATGTCAGCGTACCACTCTCGTTAAACGCGGTAGTCGTCATAACCTTGACTTCAGTTACATACGCATTGGCCGGAATCGTGAAGACCGTAACAGCAGATGCCGTCTGCGTGTAGACGATGTTGTAGGCACTGATGTACATTGCGCCTGAGTTAGTCGCATTGGCCACAATCACGTTCGCTTGATGAGTAGTGATTCCTTGGACGTTCAACGTATCGTCGATGTCAGTGACATCCAAGTTCGTGATGCCATCGACATCAAGATCCGTCCCAACGTTGACTCTCTTAGCAACTCCAAGTCCACCGTCAGTATGGATTGATCCAGTAATCGTAGTCGTTGAATCAGTCACGTCGTCGATAGATAGAATCCCTGATCCGGTGATCGCATCAAGCGTGATACTGCCAACAAAGTCAAACGAGGCAGCCGTCCATGTGACCGCCGTGCCGCTACCAGCCATCGTAATAGCCAAAGCGCCGGTCGTGTCGGTTGTAGTGAACGTTGTTGCTGCGCCAACGTCAAATCCCACCATAAAGATCGGCGTGTAGTTGATCACGGACGTAGAACACGTAAACAGGCCAGTCGTACCAGCCACATCCAACGTGCCGTCAATATCCGTGTCGTCTAAATTAGCCGTCCCGTCTACTGCCAGATCGGTTCCGACCCATGCTTTCTTGGCGACACCAAGGCCGCCATCTGTATGGATTGAACCAGTGACCGCGCTCGACGTGTCGGTCACATCATCAACCGATATGATTCCAGAGGCCGTGACAGCGTCAAGATCAATAGCCCCAACGAAGTCAAAGCCACCACTAGCCGTCCACACCACTGCCGGAGCATTCCCCGTGTGAGTGATTGTCGTGATGCCGCTAATCGCCGTGGTCGCAATCGACATGTAGATCGTCGTGCTAACGCCGATACGATTCGCAGCCGCTTCAAGACTGGTGAATCCCGCGCTAATCAGCCGCGCAGAAGTGCTACCGTCTAATGCGACAAGCGTACCGTCTACGGTTAGATTGCCAACGACGCTGATCGCTCCGAACGTAGTTGTGCCTACGACCTCAACGTCGCCTCCGATATACAGATCATCGAAGTAGTTCGTCTTTGCCATACACGTCACTCCAATGAGGAGGACGAGACTCAGTACAAGTGCTTTCTTCATGTCACCCTCCTAGAGTGCTCGCTTGTAATACACAGTTACACGAGCTTTGCCCGCTGTCGGCACAGTGCTCGTGTGTGTGAAGATTGCCGACACAATGACATCAGAGGTCGGCGTGTAGTCGATGATTGTGGTTTCCACCGTCTCGCTATCTGCGTTCGTCGGATGCCCGTCTGCGATGAAGTAGTTCGTGTCGGTAGGTATCCCAACGATCAGCGCGTTATCCGCACCGGCGTCGAAAGCAGTCACAACCCACACACTACATCCAAGGAACGTCGCGCCTGCGGGGATGGTCCCAACTACTACCGTTCCCGTGCCACCTACTACATCCGTGTATTCAATCAGCTCAGAGAGCTTGCCGTCACCCGGTGCCCACGCGCAGGGTTCGCCAGGATCTGCAATGTTATGAGGTTTCAATATATAACCCATGATTACCCCCTATGCCGCAGCCGAAGTGTCGGTAACAGATACTGCTTGACCAACAGGTCCGTACCCGGCCATTGCACGCTCTAGCGTCGCAACGGTAAATGTGGTCGCATCGACAGAGGTAAACGCAGCGCCGATGTGAGTGAAGTTGTTAGTCCTGTCAAGATCCTGTACGTACACCTCGAAGTCTGCCATCTGAATGAGATCCGTTACGATCAATCGGCCAACTGCTCCGGCCAATTCAGTGATGTCGAATGCTCCAGTACCGTTGTCAGCACAAAGCACGGTACGATCGCCGCCGCCTGGCTCGGTGCAAGTAAGCAGAACCGTACCAGCAGTAGCAACAGCCAACATCCCAGGCACACCGTAAGTCGCATCGTTGATACAGGCTGCCAATGAAGCCCCAGTCGCCGTGTCGTCGTCGTCATAATCGAACTCACGATCTGGTAAGCTCTGAGCAGTAGCAGCCGTGAATGTCAACGCTGTGCCTGCTGTAAGAGTCCCTTCGCCGTTGAAGTAGTACGGCGTGATAATTACCGTATCGGAAGCTGTAACAGACGAGCAGACGACCTGCGCCATCGTTACCTTGCTGCCCTGAGTGAATGTAAGAGCAGCGCCAAGGGTCTTAGCGCCAGTACCAGTCGCATCGCTTGCTTGAGTAACAGTCAGTACGCAGGTTGCTCCTGTGAGCTGCCCACGAACGATACCATGAAAGTTCGCCTTAGCGAATGTGTCCATGCGGAACCATTCACCCGTGAGGCCCGTGTTGTCGTAATCCGGCTTGATTGCGCAGTCAAACTTTGTAGCTTCTCTAATCATGTGCATATTAGTTCTCCTCGCCCCGTAGGGCTAGACTTCTCTCTATGCTACGTCAGTCAGTTGAATGAACGGGCTGACAGTATTCGTACCATCTTGCAGCGTGAGTGCATTAGTGATCCACGGTTTGCCATCATCGTAGTACACCATACGCATCGTTTCCTTGCCTGACTTGAAGTTGGCATAGGTGTTGTCGCTCTTGAGCGCCGCACCCATTCCAGGTTTCCTCATGTAGTAGTCAAGGTTGACCAGTCGCATGTCGCCTTCAGTACCGAGCGTCGGGCTGATCTCATTGAAGAAGACCGGCACACCACCCAAAGTAGGAGCGGGGATTCCTTCGCGTGCGTTGGATGCCCACATCAACTGTCCTGCACCGTCAGTCATAAACATCAACTGAGGAAGCATCGTCACTTTCTGGCATATCCACACGAAGCGTCCGCCGCCGTTGGACATAGCTCGTGCCAACATGTACACCATATCGGCATACTGGAAACGGTCGGCTGTCTGTCGAGCGATGTCAATCATCGCAGGAGAGTCGGCAAAGCCCTTGAATTCACCGGCACCAGTTCCCGTCTGGATCTTGTCATCACGATATGCCATGACTGCACCGTTGACGAGCGGGAGCATCATTGATCCCATCTGAGGCGTATTCGCTTGGGCCTCTTCGGAGATGGTCCAGAACACGCCCGTCTTCTCAGGCTTGAAGCTTACCGGAATGATTTTAGGAGTGTTCGTCTCAGATACATCCTCCAATTCCTTCGAGGAGTAGACAGCAACACCGCCATAGATTCCCTTCGATCCAGACTGGTCGAATGCGTTGAACGTAAACTCGGCATTCGGCGGGTCGGTCGCCGGAAGGTTGCGAATTAAGCTAGACAGCCATTGCTGATCTGGCGGAATCTGTAGCAACTGATCGGAAAATTGCGGTCGCATCCAGAAGGCTCCGCCTGTCCCAGTAAGAGTATCGAACCCTCGCTCTTCCAGTCGGCGGCGTTCGATTTCGCCATTGTGCATCTTCAGTAGGCGCTCAGGCGTTCCCATGCCAGCAGCAGCGGCCCTGACCTCTTCAAACATAGCACCGATGCTATCAGCCTCGTTGCCATAGCCGTAGTCTTCCTCGCGCTCTTCGGTCGCTACTATTCCAGGTGCTTGTAATGCCTGGGCAGCTTCCGTGTATCGTTTCTCGGCTGCGTCCAGCTTCTCTTCCATCTCTTCGTAGTGAGCCGTCGCGTCTCCGGTGATGTCCTTCACGCGCCGCTCGACTTCCTCTTTCACTGTCTCAGGAATGTCTCCAAGTGAATCGCCAATGCCCTTGATTTTGACATTCAGCTCTTCAAGTGTCCGTTGCTCATCGCTCATTTCAGTCTTAGTTTCATCCGCCATCTCGATCACCCCTCATGGTTTTCTTGATTACGCCTTGGAGCCAGAGCACCGAGTCCTGAAGCGTCCGGGTGTCTAATGACGGGCCTTCTGCTTTCACGAGTGTTGCCGTAGTTCCTATGTCTTCTCCCGCAGGCAGTGAAACGTTATACGTTTCAAGTACCGTGCGAAGCTTTGCTACTTCCTCAATGAATCTATCCTCGTTGCCAGTCTTGAGTGCGGTATTAAGACGCCGCATGTGTTCAGTTGCTGCACGCACCTGCTCGACGCCAGCCTCAGGGTTTGCGCCGAAGTTCATCGTCACAATTGCCAACTCCGACAGAATGACTTCCTTCTTATGAGCTACGCCGTCTTTGTCGTCAGTCTCACGGACAGTACGGAATCCGTGGCTCATGTCGCTGTAGTAGCCACTCGCAGGGTTGCCATCGTGAGCCAGCCCCATGTAGACGGTGTTCGCACGAGGAGTCTCTATATTCAGATACCCTTCCTCGATCAGCAATCCTGTGGCGTCTTCCTTAACACCACGTGCCATGCCGATAGGATCCCACCATTCATGATTGACAGTCAGAGGGAATGCTCCTTTGTGAGCCTTGATCGTTCGCTTGAAACACCCAGCGTCAAAGATCGTCCCATAGCTATCAACGTTTCCGAATATCGAAGCATGGCCGGTGAACATGCCATCGCCGTCAATCTCCCTCACTTCTAGCGGATATGTTCGTGTCTCAGTGAACATGGCTATCCCTCCGTCCCTGAGCCTTGCCACACCCACACGACGGCTGAGGTATAGTTGTCAGCGCCCTTGCTAGTCACTGAGATCAGATAAGACGTGCCCTGCTTGAGTAGTGTGTGGTTGCCACCCTCTGCGCGAAGCTCCACCTTAGTCAGGATTTCCGTCCCGCCTGTGTACGTTCCGCCTTGCTCGATCAAGCATGCGCAATCATCTGGATGATCGCCTTGACGGTTGCGGGCATAGAACACCATCGCCGTCCCAGCGGACCCGATCGTCACATCCTCAGTGAGCGTCACATTGACCATCTGATGTGAGACAACATCGTGCGCTAGCCAGTAGGAACCCGTTGCCGGTGTCGTCACCACGATCTTCATCACATCGGCTATAGCTTGGCTGGCATCAAAGAGTGACGCCCGATACCCGCTGTCCATTACAGAACTATGTCTGAATCCCATACCCCTCACCTACCCCTTGTAAATCGCAACACATCTGCAATTCACGTCGTTAGTCCCGTCACCTGGATAATCCGCACCGTCTGAGAACGTATCCCCGAACGCTATCCACCCCTGCCCCGTGTTATTCACGTGCGCCGTTCTCACCCGATCGTCACCCGCGTCAAGCCATGCCTTCTGTTTCGCCACTCCGCTCTGTCTAGCTGATTCGTGCATAGCCGTCCCAGCCGCTTGATGCACCTCAGTACGTGCGATCATCATTGCGCGATAGGTGTCCGTGCCGCCTTCCCAATCCTTGAACACCTCTTTGATGCTGCGTGCTATCTTGACGCTGCTATCGCCGCCCTTGATCCCTTCGAGCACAACAGCACGGATGGCCTTCTTCGTCGTCTCTTCTATTAGCTTCACCTCAGCAGCGGCGTGAGCATTCACATACTTCTCAATCTCATCTGACCACGGATCGAAGTCTCGTGTCTCTACCTGATCAATGGATCTAGGCACAAGCACATCAAACGTGTCGTCTCCGAAGTCCTCTATGACTGCTCTGTATACGGCGGTGAAGGTCTTAACCCACGCGCTCCGCTGGGATTCAA